GGTTCTACTGATGTATCTATAATGTTAAATGTGCTGTAATCTTGTCCACGGCCCTTAGCAACATGGACAGTCATTACATAGTGATGTTCATCTTTTGGCTTCTCATACATAAATAGATTTTCATTAAATGTCATAGGTCTTTGAGATTTTTGTGCTAAAAGATCTCCAGCATCTATTAATGTATTACCACGCCCATGGAAGTTATTGCCAAATTCTTGATCAAACTGTAATTCAGAAGTGTTAGCAATTGTTTGTGCTTTCCAAGCTTCATCTCTTCCTGGAACATCCCACCAATCTACTCTAAACGCCTTATACTCATTCGTATATGTAGTGGCACCTTCCCAGATTCTATGATAAACATTACCAATACCATTAGCTGTTGAGGTGATAATAACCTTTGTATCTTTACCAGATGAAACTACAGGATACGTTGATGTATAGAACTGTGCATCGTTTTCAACAAAAGCAAACTCGTCTAAGAACAATAAGTTAATAGATAAACCACGAATAGAACTACCAGAAGTTGCAGAAGCAATAAGTTTTGAGTTATTTGAAAATTCAATAGAACCTTTATTTAACGCTTTACATCCAGGTTGTAAAAAGAAGGGTAGGTTCTCTAACATAAGAGTAACACGAGCTAGCATTTCTCTAGCTGTAGCACCCTTGTTTGCTAATATAGCAATAGTTTTTTCGGAATGAAAACACGCATACCAAAGTAAATAACCAACAGCAGCAATAGATTTACCAGATTGTCGACATGCTAAAACAATAGAAAATCTATTATCATTAAAGTGATTAAACATATTTGCTTGATAGTCATACAGATTGAATGGTACTAAACCTTCATCTAATGATATAACCTTTAAATATGTTCTAGCAAAATACGCAGGATCCATCATACATTTTCTGTATTCTTTAATTTCTGCTTCGCTAAATTCTGCTTCTACGCCATCCCGTTTAACTCGAGGATTGCCCATATAGCCTTCATCATTCTTTGGGCGAGACATCTATAACCTTTTCCTTCGCTTCTTTATCAGCTTGAGCAAACAATCTTTGTAGATCAGTTGTACTACCAACAAACAAGTTATTATTAGTAACAGGTTTCTTGTTGGTAGTTTCTCCAGATAAATCTTGTTTATTTTTCTGAAGCGTCATAAGCTTATCAGTAACATCACCAATATCTTTTATAGCTTTAGATAATACCTCAAATGCTCTTGGATGTTCTGATTCTCTTGCAAGTTCAGCAAGAACATCTAGAGATTTTACTCCAGTATCAATAAGATCTTTGTATGTTTTTCTTGAATACTCGTAATCATCTTTGATTTCTGTTTGATCTTTAGTCAAGACCATGGGAGGGTTCTTTTCTTTTTTCTCTGGCAAGTTTTTATTCAGGCTAGCCTGCATCTTATCTAATTTATTCATAATGTACCTATGTTATACTTACGTTAACAGTATAGTTATCATCCTCATCAGCATCAGCTGGAGTTATAGTAAAGTCCATATTTTCTAATACATTTGCGCCACCAATATCTGAGTTAAAATCAAAATTAACTTCTCTGATAATACCTTGATTGGACGTAGGACCAAAAAACTTCATTTTCATTGTGAAATCTAATTGATAAGCTAAAACTCTTCTAGTTTGAAAATCACCTTCATAATCGTCGTTTATAGTAACACTAGTTAATACAATTGGAACATCTTGTTTATATTGAAATCCATCTACAGGTCGTATTGTAATAGTGTATTCTGGCTGAAAATATGGTAGAATCTGTTCTACAATTTGTAGTCCATCATCTTGATTCTTTGCTAAAATATGTAAAGTCATATTAATATTATATGCGACTTGTTGTTTTAACGTTTTCTTTTTAGTAGAATCAGTAGCATGATTCTCGCTAATAACATTTCTTTTACCAAGTTTTTGTGCTGAATCTATATCTAAGGACGTAATTTCAAAAGCCATCCTAGGTAGTTTAATAGCCATAGAAGCATCACTATTAGTATTTTGATCTAATCTAGCTAAGAACTTTTGTTTAGGTCCATATGCTAAAGGAACTTTGACTTGGTTAAGGACATTACCACTACCATCCTGTCTAATAACACTAATATCATTAAACAAAGTTCCAAAAACTGCAACAGCTTTTCGCATAGTTGCATGATAAAAATGATTACCAAACATTAGTATGTCTCCGATGGATCACCGAATGGATTATTTTCAGAAAAGTCTAAAAATCCATCAGCATTTACTTCAAATGCATTATTGCTTGCTCCACCATCACTTGGGAACGATGTATTATCAGCAACATCGTCTATTGATGTAATAAAACATGTGTTTGTAGATTTACTTCCGGTCAAACCAAGCGTAGGAGATATAATAAAGTCTTTAGCTTCAGTTGATCCAGTTACGCCAATATTAGATACGCTAATAGTTGCTAAAAGGTCCGAAGTCTTAGTTAAAGTCTGTATAGTTCCATACACGCTTACAGCAGGATCAGTTGTAATTACTTGAGTTACAATTTCACCAAGCTCAAAGTGATTACCATCAGTTAAACTTACTCTAATTGGAACTTGATATGCATTCTTAATTTCTGTAACATCAATTGAATCAACACCAGTATTAAAATCTTCATCGTTGTATTCAAAGAGACTACAATTAAGTTTATAAACCGGCAATTTAGATAATTGATAAAATGGTTGCTCATGTTCAACAAACGATATTTCGAAAAACTTATTAGTCATTGGGAGATATATAAGATCTCCTTCTGTGGGCCTTTCTGATTGTACATCGTTATTCCATATACCAACTAAGTTATTCCATTGTTTACGAGCAACAATAAACGTAGCTTCATCTCTTATTTCAAGACCAAACTTTTGGTATAGATCACCAGCCCCATCGAATCCTTCAGGATTTTCGATGTAAGCTTCAATCATATATGCATCATCAAATTTAGAAGCTTTATCTTCACCTAAGATTGTATCTCTATCAACCATAGTTCTTGGAATATAATAGACGTCTTGTCCATATATTTTAAGAGATTCTATTATTAGATCTTCGTAGACTGACTGCTCTGATGCCACTGACTGCGAGAAATATACACTTCTAGGCATTTATTACCCCGTATAGAAGTCGACTGGTTGTTCCCAGTTTAATCTGACTTCTTCATTTAATTTTTCGATTTCTTCTTTGGCATCTTCTAAAATTTGACGGCCATTAAAGGTTACTCCACCTGGCATTACCATACCTTCAAATTTAGATAGGTTAACACCCCACTGTTGTTTAATTAAAGCTGTCACATATCGCTTTAAAAAGTAGTCATTATACACATCGGTGTAAGTTTCTGGATCTAATATTCTATAGCATTCAACAATAATATAATCGCCAACTATTATTTCTTTAGACCAGTCCATATCAATTCTTAATTGGTTTTTATGTCTATCCCAGCTAAGATGTTTATTATCAGAATCCATAATCATATCTAAAAGAGATAACCATTGTTGAGACATTTCGTATTCAACTAATGAACCCATATAACCAAGAGCATACATATCGTTTAGATGCATTTGATATTTAACATCAAACATATTATCAGAACTATTTCTATCTCTTAATGGAAATATTCTAACAACGTCAGTTACCAGATCAGGTATAGTTAAATAACCATTTGCGATATCATCAGCTGTTACTGGGTGCTTTAAAAATACTTTTTCAATGGAATCGGCGTGATAATGTTGATAAAACTGTAAAGCTTCATCAACTCTATCTTCAACCTGATCGTCGTCAACATTAATCTCAACAACAGGCGCACCTAAAGATCTTAAGCAGTATTCTATTAATGTTTGTCTTGAATTAGGCTTTGCCATTTTTAAATTCCTTGATTAGCTAATTACACCAACTGCGATTTTGTGACTAACACCTGCACCAACTTCACCAATACGTACAGCAGTAGCATCTGCGTCATAAGCACCTTCAGCATCATAGCATACGTTAACAGAACGCTCATGAGTACAGCTGGTATCTGAACAAGTAAATCTAACTTGAATATCTCTAACATCAACAGTTGATGTTATGGTCTCGCCTTCATTATCTGGATCAGGCATTTCGCTTGCTCGTGTTCCTGTAAATTCTTCTAATAATTCATATGTTACTGACATTTTTATCTCCTGGTTTAAATTTTAAGTTTGAGTTAATAACTCTATATCTATTTATATCTATTTATTTTTCAGTTGAGCCTTTAATTCATCAACTTCGTCTTTAAGTTCTTTAATTGCTTCAATCATAAGTGCAACCATATTACCATAAGCAACTGCTTTATTACCATCTTTACCACTAACTACTTCAGGTAATATCTTTTCAACTTCCTGAGCAACTACACCAGCTTGTCTTAACACATCTGGAGCTTCAGGATCTTCTAAATCTTTTACGTAATCCGTTCTCTCATAGGTATAACCATTAATAGAGCAAACCTTTTCAAGGGCGTTCGGTATTTTTACAAGATTAGTTTTAACTGCAATGTCGGAGTAAGCTGTAACGTTTCCAGACGTCCATATGCCACTACCAATTGCTGCTGTAAGCACTCCGTTGGTTCTATGCTGAAGCTGGTGGGATAAACCTGATATAGCTTGATTTGTTCCAGTACCTACGTTTGTGTGGGTGTAAGTAAGACCATACAT